CGATCAAGGTGGCCAAGCTGGGCGACCGGACTACCGGCTGGATTCCGGATCCGTCGCACGAGACCAAACTGCTCGAACTACTCGCGCAGGCGGAGGTCGATCCGCACGCGTGGCTCGTTTACCACTACGGTATCGAGTTCGACCTGGTCGGCACCACCGACCGGGTGATGACCATCGACAAGCACTGGGACCTCATCGAGCGGTACAAGCTGATCGCGCTCGGCATCAGCAAGGCGTTCCTCCACGGCGAGGTGACCTACGCCAGCGCGGCTAGCGGACTGACGGTGTTCTTGCAGCGGCTCATGGCGCTCCGCGAGTTCTTCGAGGCTGCGTGGATCTACCCCAAGTTCTTCCGGCCGATCGCCGAGATGAATGCTTGGGTGAAGCCTACCGAGGCCGAGCTCAGCCACAAGGTGCGGACGCGACGGTCGCGGGCCCAACTACTCGAAGACAACCGGTACATCGTGCCGACCATCGAGTGGGACAGAAAGCTCGACCCCACGGTGGAGTCGGCCCAGATCAACGCGGTGCAGGCGCTGCAGCAGATGGGCGTCGTCTTCAGCAAGCAGTACTTGGCGTCGCTGGTCGGCCGCGACTGGGAAGAGGAGATCAACCAGCGCGCTCGCGAGGCGAAGATCGAGCAGAAGATCCTGGCGGACAACCCAGACCTCCAGACGGCGACGCAGCCCTCGGAGGGTGGAATGCCTGGCGGGATGCCTGGCGGAATGCCTCCACCGATGCCCGGCATGGGCGACGAGATGGGAGGCGAGATGGGGCCCCCGCCCGATATGGGCGCCGAGGACATGGGGGCACCTCCTGGCTTCGGCGCAGCGCCAGGCGAGAACGGTGCGCCCGGTGGCCGGCAGTGGCAGCACCCTGAGCTCTGGCAGAATGACCGCATCGGCAACTGGGAGATGGATGTCGTCGACGATCTGCTCCGGCTCTACGAGGGAGTCCAACCCGACGAGGAGATCTGGATCAACCTGATGCAATCCCGACCTCAGGTGTTCGACACAGGGGATCCCGAGGCTATGTGGGAAGTCACCGAGGAATGGTTGATGGATTCAGGCTATCCCTCTTCGGACATATTGACGCTGGAGGACATCCTAAAATCGGAAAGGGTCATCGGAGGACAGCCTCAATCGTTCGTAGCGAGGGAAGCCGAAAAGCTGGCCGGAAACGCTGATTCGCGTCTGTTCGTCGGCGCTCCACACAAGCCTCCCGTACTAGGGTAGCTCACACAGACCATCGTCTTGTAAGGGCGATGGCAGAGGACATTGGCTTCCGGAAGACCGGCGCCGGCCAGCGACTGGGCACCATCGAGCAGCCCAAGCCGCAGCCCGAGCAACAGCCCAAACCCGAGGACACCAGCAACGCCGGCGGCGGCCAGCAACAGGGCGGCCAGCAGCAGGGGCAGGGCCGGTGAGCTTCTTCAAGACTGCGCAGGTCCAGTCGCTCGGCGCCTACGGTTGGGGTGTCGATGGCATCATCAAGCGGGCCGGACCTGAGACCGGAAGCTTCTACCTCAGCGACGGAGCTCGCAAGCTTCCCTTCGGCGACATACTCGCGAAGGTAGCGGCGCAGTACGCCATCAGCGAAGACCCGCGCGACTACTTGCTCGAAGCGATCAGAGCGAACACGACCAACATCCCGAATGAGAACAACGACGGTTTCCACCAGTCGGAGCTGCTCCGCTACGACGTGCGGATCGGGATGCCGGTCTACCGGACCTACGAGGAGAAGCCGCACCACGTAGACCACAGAACCGAGAACCCGAAAGCGGCGCGCGGCCTCATCATCGACGCGCACTACTTCGACGAGACCCCACCCTTGGACGAGTGCCCCCGCTGTGCGAACAAGACGGCGCAGCGTCAGAACCGCGACCAGTCCGGACTACACTGCCGTCGGTGCGGTCAGGTCGTCAAAGACGAGTTCGTCGAGATACTACTCGGCGTCGACACGAAGAAGGACCCAACGTTCGCCCGCGGCGTTCAGGCCGGGCACCTGCCGGCTGGGTCGATGGGCTGCAACTGCCTCAACACGACCTGCAACGTCTGCGGCCACATTGCCTACTCGCGGCCGGAGTTCTGCGAGCATATCAGGGCCGGCAACAAGGGCACGCTCTGGCAGAAGAGGGGCAGCATCTGGCAAAAGGTCGACCCCATCTTCGTCAAGCGAGAGGCGAAGCGGCGCGGCTACAACTTCGATCCGGTCGACTTCTGCTACCTCATCGCCGAGGACGGCTTCGAGGTCAGGAAGGCCTTCGAGTTCTGCGAGAACGTCATCTTCGACGAGTACTCGCGGGTGCGTCAGCCGGCCGATCCGAAGGCGTTGTCCCGCGAGATCCTGAAAGCGGCTGGCGCGAAGACCGCCAGTGCTCCGTGGATCATGGTGCCGGATAACCTCCACGCGCCAGGCCACAACCCCACTCCCGATGAGCTGCGCCGAGAAAGCGAGCTCCTCATTCAATCCATGCTGAAGACGGCGGCCGCCGCCGAAGGAAACGGAATGAAATACACCGTCATCCGGGTGAACGGCGACGACGCCGACATCCACGCAGCGGAGACGCTCGAAGCCGCGATGGAGGCGGCCGGCGCCTCCGACGGCGACACCATCGAAAAAATGGAAGTCGAGGCCAACGACCCATTGGAGGCCTGCGACTTGTTCAATGCCGAAGAGTGCGAACCGGTCACCGACAAAGAAGCCGTCGAGGCTGTCGAGGTGCCGGCCGGGGAGACACTCGTCGTCGAAACTGCGCCGGGGGGCCCGCCTGGTGGAGCTCCGCCGCCGCAGCAATCCATCGAAGAGAAGCAGCAGGAGATGGCTCCTGGTATGCCGCCGCCCGGACCCGGACCCGCACCAGGACCGGCACCCGAGCGATCGATGTCCGACCTCGGGCTCATGCCAGGCGCGAGCGCGTCGTCGCTGCCTCACCAAACCGCGAAGCGGCGGCGCCGATCAGCCGCAAGGAGGAGACCCCCTATGCGATTCGCCGAGACCTACAAGCACTGGGAGGTCGAAGTCACCCCCCAAGGTAACGCGCGCATCTTCAACGCCAAGAAGGAACCGATCCTGGTCGTTCGCGGCAAGCCGAACCTCAACGCCAACCAGCGTTACGAGTGGGGACGCAAGGTGCTGTCGAGCCTCTACAACGACGGCCTGATCCCGACCGCCTCGAAGATGCAGGGCATCTTCACGCGGACGTCGCAGGTCGTGGACCACGCCATCGATGACATGAAGGAGTTCGCGGACAAGTACATGCACAACTCTGTGCGTGAGGACGCGGACGACGACATGCAGCCCGAGCGCGACAAGCCGCCGGCCAAGGTGCCTGACGACGCAAGCGACGACATGGAAGGCAACATGCGGGGCACGCCGCCTAGCAGCACAGGCGAGGACGGCGCCGTCGACCACGCAGAAGGCAAGCCGGACAAGGGCGACGACCCGGTCGCGGAGGACAACACAGACATGCGCGAGAAAAGAGACAAGATCACTGTGGGGTCCGATTCGGCCCTCGACAACGAGACTCACGACCACACCGAGCGGCTCGCGACGCTCACGCGCGTCGGCAAGAAGGTGGCGCACAAGAACCGGCCGAAGACGCCTTGGGTAGTCGTCGGCACCAAGCTGTCGACCGGCCAAGTCGAGAAGTCGAAGTTCGGCGACGTGTCGGTCTACGTGCAGGCCGGCAAAGAGCGCCGCCGCATCGGCCAGAAGGACCTGCTCGAATACTGGTTCTCGCTCGACCGACAACCCCCGAAGCGGACGGCCGAGAGCGAGGACGACAAGCCTTGCGTCGAGGTCGAACCGGAAGTCGAGATCGAGGTCGAGGCCAAGAAGAAGATCGCGGCGTACGAGAAACGCTCCAAGAAGGCGTGGGCCAAGCGCGAGGCTGCCCTGAAAGCTGAGCACGACCGCGAGATCGAGATGGTCAAGGCCGCCGCGATCGAGTCGTTCTGTCGGTCGCTGCGCATCGTCGCGGCACGTCAGGGGTCGAACCTCGAACAGTCACCGCTCAAGCTGGCGGCCGAGAAGGTCCTCGGCGTTCCGCGCCCCATCGGCAAGGACGCGGCTACCGGTGCTGACATCCAGTACAACGGTATGGACCCCGAGCTCGTCCGCTACCTCGTCGCGGAGGTCTACCAGGTTGGGCATCACGACCACCTGGAGAACCTGATGCGACGTGCAGCTGACCTCACAAGCCGCGGCGACCAGTACCTCCTGGACGCCGAGGCCGATATCCAAAACTTCCAAGCGCCGTTGCCGCAGATCTCTGCGTCGCATGTCGCACAACCAATCGACGAAGCAGCATTGCGCGCGCATCAGATGCGGCAGGCGGCGGCTGGAGGAAACTTCGTTGTCAACTCAGGCCCGCCCCCGGAGGACGGCCAGTTTGGAGAAGCTGGCCAACCGATGGGCAAGCGGGGGGCCATTCGTGGCGCGGTCAGTGGGACTTTGGTGGGTTCCACACTGGACCAGTTTCACCGAGCGGCCAGTTAGCCGCGGCACTCCACCAAATCTGAAGAAGGAGAAGTGTAAACATGGGTAGTCTCAATGACGGAACTCCCCGACTCGCGGCATTCACGGGACAGATCCACCCGAAGGGTCTGGACCTTGGTCGCTGCAGCATCATGAACGACATCGGCACGTACGTGGCTCTCGATAGCGCCACGATCCGTGCCGGCCAGTTCGTGACCTACGACGCCAACGGATTCATCATCCCCTCCACGGGGACGGGAACCATCGGCGTCTCCAAGTGGAACAAGCAGCAGTTCGGCGTCAGCGTCAACGTTGACGAGGCGGTCACGCTGGTTGGCGTCGTTGCCTCGAATCTGGCACGGCCCAACGTGTCGAACGTGGCGGTGCGGTCGGCGATCAACTTCGGCGGTACGTTGTACACGCCGGGTGTTGGTAACGACTACGTCGTCAACGCGGCGAACGGCACCGTCACCCGTGATCCGCTGACCACGATCCCGGACGGCGCCACCGTGTACGTGACCTACACGTACGCGCTGACCGACGCGGACTTCGAGTTCGACGGCCGCGACTTCCGGAACCAGAGCAACAACGATGTTCTGGGCCAGGAGAATCGCATCACGGTCATCACGAACTGGGCGCGGCTCTTCACGATCGAGTATGACACCTCGGTCAACTACGGCACGGCGGCCAACTTCAAGTTGTACGTCTCGGCCGCGGGTAAGGCCACGTCGGCCGCCGGTACGGACTTCGCGGGGCAGGTGCATCAACCACCGCGCGCCGATGACCCGTACTTGGGCATGGCCATCACTGGCAATCCCGTTCCGTAACTAGCGGGCATTCTGGTCGCCGCGATGGTCGCGGCGACTCGTTTGACCGGACGACACAAGGAGAACGAAAGGTGACAGCAGCACTCAATGTCTATCGCCAAGTCGTCACTGGGCAGCGGACGCCCGCGAACGCCGCGGCGCGCCAGCAGCCCCAGCAACGACAGGCGAATCAGCACCTGCAGGTGGTGCCGCCGCAGCAGCAGCAGTACCAGCAGATGCCGCAGCAGCAGTACATGCCGCAGCAGCAGCAGTACTACCTGCCGCAGCAGCAGCAGGCGCCGATGACCCCGCTTCAGCAACGTGAAGCACACCGGCAGGAGTTTTCTCAGTCGGCGATGCGAGCACAGCAAGCGCAGAACTGGTATGGCCAGTGGCAGCAGGGACCGGGCGTCCCGCAGCAACAGCCGGGCATGCCGTATGCGCCGCAGCCCCCGCAAGGCTTCCAGCAGCAAGGAGGCGTGTACGCGCCGCAGCCCCCGCAGGGCTACGTCGATCCGAACATGCCGCCGGCGCTGCAGCAGGCCTACGCGCAGGGGCAGCATCAGCAGCTGCCGGGCTACGCGCAACCCATCCAGCACTTCGCTCACCAGATGGATGAGCGCGTGTTCGACCCGTCGGGGCAATTCAACCCGATGGGGTACGGTGGACAAGCGTGGCGCGACGGACTGCAGCAGCACTTGCCCGACCCGCGGAATCGCGTCTTCGATGCGAGCGGTCAGCTGAACGCGTACGACAACAAGGACGCGCTCCGGCAGATCGCACACATGATGAAGAACGCGACCCGAGAGGCGAAGTGGGCGCGCTATCACCGTCAGGCCGCGCAGGTCATGACGGAAGAGCGCCGACAGATCCTCGCGGCCGCGGTGCAAGACCCGGAGGGTTTTGCCATCATGGGCCAAGAGCTCCTTCTGCCGATCAAGGATCAACGAGAGGTCCCCTCGCGGGCGTAAGCCCCGAGTTAACACTGGGTGAATTGCTGGAAGCCGTAGCGTAATGAAGACGATGGTAATCAGCAGCCAAGCCACGAACGTAACGCCGAAGGGCGCCAGGGTCGTGGAAGGTTCAGAGACTAGGTCCCGAGCGACAAGCGGTAATGGACCCACGAGTGCCCAGCACCTGACTGCGCGAGCAGGGGTGAAGATATAGTCCGACACTCCGGCGAAAGCCGGAGAGTGTGCCTAAACAGCGCACGCAACGGATGCTGGTCGACTACGAAGGATGGTGCCGCAAGTGCTATCGCGTGAGGCCGCTCGCCCAAGGTGAGCTGTTCCGCATCGCGAAGGACGTGCGTTCCACCGCGTGGGTGATCGGTCAGGACGGTCAGGGCATCGAGGCCCGGCTGTACGGCCGGTACGTCACCCCGTCGGAGTTCAAGATCGGAAGTTTCCCGACGGTCGACATCGAGGAAATTTACCAGATGAACTACGACGTCCTGGACAGAGCTCAGGACACTGCAAGGCAGGAGATCGAGCTCGAAGAGGACAAGCGTGGTCGTGCGCTGATCGACACCGCAAGCCAGACTGTCAACGCCGTGACTTCGTTCGCGACGCTCGGTGTGGCTGCGTTCGAGGACATCCGCTACCAAGTGGAGCGGCACCGCCTCGTGGTCGAGAAGTTCCTGATCAACCGCGCTGAGCTGAGCGACATCGTCAAGACGATGTCGGCCCAGGTGGACCCGGTCACCGAGCGTGAGCTCATTCTGGCCGGTTACATCGGGAGCTTCCTGAATGCCGTCATCCTGACGGGTGCAGGAACAGGCGTCCAAGAGGTCGTGCCGGCGGGAACCGTCTACGCGATCACCGGGCCCGAGTACATGGGCGAGATGGGCATTCGTGTCGAGCTGTTCAGTGAGCCGTTCAACATGTTCAGCCAGCTTCGCTTCGTGAAGGGCTGGGCCTTCGGCGAGATCATCGGATTCGTGATTGCGAACCCGAGGGCTTGCGCGAAGGGCATGAAGTAATCCGACCATATCGGTCAGGCACCGGGCGGCGACGACGTGGTCGCCCGGTGCCGCCTCCAAACTTCACGTCGCGGAACCGGCCCGATACGCCGAGGCACAACGAGTGGGACGAAGAAGGGGGTCACCTACCGATGCCCTAGTGGTCGATGCTGATCACCAGTTCGTCGAGTACGTAACCGCGCCGATCGCGCGGGTCCTCCTGAAAGAGAAGTTGGCCTCACGTAAACGGCACAAGCCGTTCGTGATTCAGCTTCCCCCGGGAGTCCGGGAAGTGCCGCACGTTGGCAAGGGAAGAAGAAAGATGACTGACCAGGAGAAAAACGCGACCACCACCCCCGAAGCTGTCCCGGAGCAGCCGCCGCAGCCGAAGAAGCCGCAGCGCCGCCGCATGGGCTACTCGTGGCAGGAGTACTTCAAGGACAAGGACGACGGGGAGTGTTACGTTCAAAATCTCACCGACATGCAGATCTCGCTCGACATCGAGATCGCGCCTGGGCACACGGAGGGACATCTCATCCCGCCGATTCCTGACCCAGAGAACCTCACCGAGAAGTACGCGTTCGAGACGCTCAAGAAGAGCTCCAACTTCAGAAAGACGCTGGCCAAGCGCAAGAACGGCGCGCCGCAACTGATCCTGCTCGACGAGGAACAGTACAACGACTACTTCGCGGCGAAGGCCAGGATGACTGGGGCTGTATACCCAGACGGCGAGCCGAACATCGACGCCGCCATCGAGATGTCCGAGGCGCAACGCCGCGCGCTCACCACGCGCG